CATCCCGGTAGCGCGTGGGGTCCTGAGTACTACGAGAAAGAACTACGCGCTCAGCGTCGATCTGCGGAGGGCAAGTGAACGTCGGGCAACTCGTCCTGCTGATTGGAACGTGGCGAGAGGTCGATTGCACTCCGCCTCCGATCGGCGCCATTGGCGAGATCACTGAGCCGCTGGACGAGGACGGCGAATACTTCGTCCTTTTCCCGAGTTGGCCGTGTCCGTGGGGCGAGCCAGACTGGTTCGTTCCTGCGTGGGCGCTCATCCCGATTGGCGATGGCGAGCCGGTGCAGACCGAGACTGACAGCCTCGTTACGTCATAGCGGATCACGACCTCATGAGTACCCTGGACCTGAACGAAGCCGCACGCCTGACGAAGTGTCACCCTGACACGCTTCGCAAGATGGCTCGCGCGCGCGAGGTGCCCGCGACTAAGATTGGCCGGGCCTGGTGCTTCTCCGCCGAACTACTCCAAGAATGGATTGACTCCAGATGCCGCTCTATAGACGTTCCGGGAGTCCCTTCTGGTGGGTCAGGCTTGGCCGCAAAACTCGCAAGTCAACGGGCACAGCGGATCGGAAATCAGCTCAAGAGTTCGAGGAAGTCCTGCGCCAGCGACTCTGGCGTCGGGAGAAGCTCGGCGACCGTGGTGCAATTGCATGGAACGAGGCCACCGCGCGATGGCTGAAAGACTCCACACGAGCTCGTAAGCGCGATCGCGAGTTCATCGACTGGCTCGCCCCGAAGGTGGGTGAGCATCCCGTTTCCGCCGTGGCCGATCCCGACGTGCTCGAGCAGCTCCGCGAGGATGGTCTGGCGGATGGCTGGTCACACTCCACCGTCGACCGCATGATGCGCACCGTTCGGGCCGTGCTCCGCAAGTGCGCGCTCGAATGGCGCTACCTCGACAGTCTCCCGGCCATCCCCCAGTACGGCGAAGCAACTGACGAACCGCGCTGGCTCACGCATGCCGAGTTCGATCGGCTGAAGAAGGAATTACCGCCGCACCTCGCCGTCGCCGCGGAGTTCGCCGTGCTGACTCTGCTTCGCATGAGGGCACAGAGCGGGCTCACCTGGAGCCGGGTCGAACTGCTCGGGCAGCGCGCGTGGGTGCCGCGCGGGCAGATGAAGGCCGGCCGCACGTTCAGCTTCCCGTTGTCCTCCCGCGCGGTGAAGGTGCTGCGCGAGGCGAAGAAGCTCTCCCCGAAGGGCGATCACATCTTCCAGTTCGAAGGCCAGCCCATCGACAACTTCAACACGGCGGCCTTCAAGAAGGCCGCCAAGCGGGCCGGCGTCTACCCGCTACGTTGGCACGACCTGCGGCACACGGGCGCCTCATGGGCCGTGCAGAACGGCGTAACGCTGCCTGAGCTGATGCTCCTGGGAGACTGGAAAAGCTACTCGATGGTCCTGCGGTACGCGCACTTTGCCCCGTCACACGCAGCCAAAGCGGCAGAGCTGCAGGCACGTCGGGAGCACACTCGAAAACGGGGCGCACAGGGCGGCCGCGCGAAAAAGGCTGGAAACGCAGGGGTTTAGATGGTGGGTGCTGAGGGGCTCGAACCCCCGACATTCGCCTTGTAAGGGCGACCGATCTTATGTCAATCAATGACTTAAGATGGTTGAAACGGGTGAAATCGGGTCATTTCGGGGGTATCCGGAGCACAAAGGGAGCACATCGGCACACAGCTGTTTGAGGCAGGCACTACTGACTTTGCTCGGCGCGAAACATGTGAATACTTGCGTGTCGTGCAAACAAACACGGCAATCACGGTCAGTGAAATTCTCGACCGATACCAGGCTGAATGCCTGCCCTCCCTCGCCCCTCGCACTGCCCGGGACTACGCCCGGCACCTCGGTCACCTGAAGCGCTGGTTCGGCGATCGCATCGCCAGCGAGCTCAAGCCGAAGGACTTCGGGCCGTTCCTCGCGATCCCTCCTGGAAAGAAAGGTCGCGTTCAACGAGTGCGCCAGCTCGCGGTGCTCTCGTCCGCGTTCACCCAGGCGGTAAGCTTTTGGTATGTGCTTGACCGGAATGTGCTGCGCGACGTAAAGCGGCCGCGCTTCTTCCCGCGCGATCGGCTGATCGAGGAACCAGAGTTTGAAGCCCTGCGCTCGCGCGCGCCCCTGCGCGTGCAGCTGATGATGGATCTCGCGCTACGGCTCGGTCAGCGGCAGGGGGACCTACTCGACCTGAAGTGGGCCGACCTGCGGGACGGCTGCGTGAACCTCCAACAGGGTAAGACGGGCAAGCGCCTGGCGATAGAGATCACACCAGACCTCAAGCGCATCTTCGGGAAGTGCTGGCTGCTGCCGAACCGCGGCGAGTACATCATCACGCGGAAGCAGGGAGGCCGGTATACGAGCGAAGGCTTTCGCGCGCTGTGGCAGCGGACGATCAACGCCTACTGCCGGCGGGGCGGTGTCAGGTTCACGTTCCATGACATCAGGGCTCTGTGCGCCACGCGCTGCGCCTCGCCCGAGATCGCGATGAAACTGTTAGGACATACAAATATCAGCATGACTCTGAAGGTCTACCGGCGGGGTGTGGAAAGGGTCACTGCGCTGAGCGTAGGATCGCCTGCTGCCCGCGTAGCCATGCCTGCAGGTTCGCTAGGGTGATGGCGTCCCGCTCGCACCGTCTGCCAGTGTCGCTAATGCGGCTTCCAGCTCCGTCAGCGCGTGCGGTGCTTGCGGCGGCTGCATCAGGGACGGCGGGGGCTCCGGGAAGCGCGGGCACGTTGCAACGACTGGCACTTGCGGCTGCGATACGCACGCTGAGAGCGCGGATACGCTGGTCAGCAGCGGCAGAAGTTTCATGGAGGGTTTGAAGTGTCGCGGCATATTCGGCCTCTGCCATTTGAGTCAATCGATTGCTGTCCGCTTCCTTGTTGCGAGCGGCGAGATTCGCGGCGTCACGTGCGCGTTCGGCCTCGGCGAATCGTTGCGTCCACGATGCCTCCGAAGCCGCGTGGCCGGATTCGTATCCGGAGTGATGCAGCCATAGGGCCCCGCCGCTGAGCAGCGCCAGGCCCGCAAGGTACGGCCACAGCTTAAGAAGCAGGGTCGGCATTGGCGGCAGCCTGTCGGATTCGCAGATTGTTGAAATGGCCGAGGCATGCGATGAGGATGCCGTTGCCCAGAATGATGAACTTCAGCGCTCGGGGCGCGAAGAGCCCATCGGTCGATGCGAGCACTCCAAGAATCACGCCCACGTATCCAACGAGCGTTGTGCGTGAGTTCCAGAGAAAGAGCAGCGCCTGCTTCATGCGAGGACTCCACCGGCATCCGCGAATGCCTGCCTGAGAGCGGTGAGTTGGTTTTCGTGCTGGCCATAACCAGCTCCTGGAAGCGATGCCCAGATGTTCGCGCACTTCGCCACCGCCACATCGAAACGTCCGGCACCAACATCATCGAATGCGCGCTGCTCGCGGATCATCTCGATTGCAATGGCATCCTGCGAGTCCGGGCTGAAGTCCGGCAGTGAGAGGCGCGCCTTGTACGCGTCGAAGTAGCGGGCGAGGATCTGGTAGCGACCAGCAGCCGTCGAAATGAGTCCGGGCCGGATCTGTACCTTCACGCGCGGATGATCGGCGTAGCTGTCGAACAGCACGGGTTTCTGAGGCGTGCTGCCAACGAGGCAGTTATAGCCCCGGTCTCCGATGTTCGCGGTACCTTCGCTGTGCGCAATCATGTCGAGGAAGGCGTCGAGGTTGCTCATCGCTCATCCTGCCGGGCCAGCACCGCCACCTGTACCGCTAGCGCATGCACGGACTCGTTTGTGTCGTGCCGTGTACGACTGGCCCGTTCTTCGTTGGCGTCGATCTTGTTCTCGATGCGCTCGAGCAGGCCGCGATTCTCCCCGTGCTGGACTTGCTGGCGTGACTCAATACTGTCGAGTGCCAGACGCAGATCCTCACGCGTGACGGCAGTCTCCTTGAGCGTGTCTACCCGCTCGGAAGTGCGCTTGCCCAGGTATGCAAGGATGCCCACGACGATGCCGATCAGGATAACGACGGCAGTCTTGAGGGCTTCGATAACGTCATTCATCATTTCCTCTTCGTTTCCATGCTCCGCTGTTCGCTCATCACGCTAGCCTGCGGTACCATTCCGGGTATGGAATGGCTATTCATCATCGCGGCGATTCCGCTCTCGATCGCTCTTGCCTGCTTTCTGCTCGTCATCTTTGAAAGCAAGGGCGCACGCGCGAGACGGCTTGAGTTGCGATCCATGCACGGCAAGCTCAATGCCGCCATGAACGGGCGGGGCGAACTGACAGCCGAGGATCGAATGAAGCTGCGCGGACATCTCAAGCCCACGTCCCGGTCTTAGCGATCACCACAGCGTGCGTGCTGTCCACAAATTCGATGGTGATCGACACGCCTATTTCGCCGGCGGTTGAATTGGTCAGACTCGCCTTGGCAGCCCCATCATAAAGATTCGTGCCGGCGCCGGCGTTGATCACCACAGTGCCGGCAGTGAACTTGATGATTCGGTAATAGATCCCGCGCGCGACCAGCGTACTTGCCGGGAGCGTATAGGTTGCTCCACTGGCAGAGAACGTCTGTCCAGTTTGCTTGACGGTGAGCGTTCCTGTCGTGGTGGTGTCATATTTTGGATTGATGGGCCGGATGCGAATGCCATCCGCCAACACGTTCTGAAAGATTGGACCGCCGGTCGAGGCATCGACATCGGGGCTGTAGTTTATAAACCCCCCGATGGTCGATGAGCCCGTGAGGCTGTATGAGTTCAGGAATCCCGCGCCGACTGTATCGGGCCCGATGTCCGAATAGGACGCCGAGTTCTGATTGAGCAGCACCGCAACGTCGGTGGCTCCCGCGCCCAGGTGCTGATAGTTGTTGCCATTCCCGGTGATGTTGCAGGCACCGCTGGCAATGAGACCTTGCGTGCAATTGAAGCGGTTATTCGAGACCTGGATATTGCCGCCGATCGCAAGGACCGCCGCTACTCCAGCTCCGGGTGTCGGCTGAAAATTGAAATTGTTTCCGATCACAGCGCCATCGCCGTTGACGCTCAAATACGAGGCTGTTGGGCAATTGGTGGTGTTGCTGCCAGCGAAGTTGCACCCTTCCACAACGAAGCCAACCCCGACGAGCACGACCCCGTTTGTGGGATTGGGCAGGTTGATAGGGTCGAAATCGCAGGCAATGATGCTGACACCCGACGCGCCTCCGTCGGTCGTATTGATGAACCCTGCCGCGAAGTCGTAGAAGCTGCAGCCGTGGATCATCCAGCCATTGCAGTTCGGCGCGAGCGCGTTGTCGATGATGATGCCCCACTGGGCATCCGTGAATGAGCAGTCGATGAATCGGTAGTGATGGCCATTGAAGAAGCGAACGAGAGAGTTCGCAGTTACAGGGCGTACTCCGACCCCACCAGAAATCGATGTAGAACCGAAAGAGCAGCGCTCGAAGCACATGCCAGGAGCGCCGCCATAGACTAGATCTCCGGCGAAACTGTTGTTGTACTCGAACGAGATATCCCGCGCGCAGAAATCGCGGCACGAGTTGTCCGAGGGGAAATTGATCCCGAAGTCTGCGCTTGTCGAGCCCGTGCCATCGAAGATGATAGAAGTGGGCGGGAGCTTATAATCCTGCCAGTTGCGACTGCCGTCGCCCTGGAAGGTGAGCCCAATCACATGAATATCGAGCGCGCTTTTCGTGGTGAGGTACTTACCGCGCGGGAAATATACGTCGCCGCCGGTATAGGTGGTCGTGCCGATGACAATCGGATCGCTCGATACTGAGTTGATGGCACTCTGAATTGCCGTCGTCTGGTTGATGCTCGCCGTGCCCGCCAGAAAATCCGCAAGCTGCGACGCAGTCATGTATCTCGGTACATATCCGACCGGATACCAGTAGTTGATAGGCGTGACGCTGCGCGCGGCTTCGTTTGCTGTTCGCGGATAGAGAATCCCGCCAATGATCTGCTGCGTGAGATCCGCGAGCGAAATGCCGGCTCGGATATTGTCGACGCTCCAGATGGGGCGCGTAGGCGGATCAGTATCGCCCTCGGGAGCCAGAACAAACTTGTAGGTGAGTGTCGGATCGAGCCAGACATTTGCCTCGCCTCGGAAGTCGAGCTTGACCGGATTGGCGTTCAGCGCTCCGGCCTGATCCTGATAAGTCGCCAGCTTCGTAGTCGTTGTCGCCACGTAGGTGAACAGCAATCCGCCGTTGAGCGGATTTCCGGCGTTATCGAAGAACTTCTGGATGGGAAGCGGGGAGAGGTTCATGTGCGTAAGTACGTTATCGTTGTGCCCGTGGGCAGACCTTTGGTGCCGACATTCGTGAATCCAGTGCCGGATGGGGGTGCAGTGCCTTTGTTGAACTGCATTGCCCCCAACGCGCCGAATCCAACCGTACCCACCGCGACGGCGCCGTTATCGAAAAGCGGCACAACGATCGAGGAGAAATCTGCTCCGCTCACCGTCGTCGGACGCAAGCCCACGGGCAGATTGCCGATTCCGAAATTGGTTGCATTGCTCGTGCCCTGACCACCCAACCACTTGAGGGTGACCTGCTGTCCGGTGACCTGCCAGCTCATATTCCCCGTCGGAGGACTGCCGCCGAAGCCCTGCCATGCAGGCTGGAAAATCCCGCTGGAAACGCTCGCCGCGATCCCCGAAGAGAGCAGCAGGAACACGCCACTCTTGTACATGATCGTTGCAACCTGCCCGGCGATGAGCTGGTTTGCCGTAAGCGCAGTTAGATCCTGATTGACGATCGCGACTGGCCCCAGGCCGTTGACATTGATCGTACTGGCGCTCGTGTTGGTCGTGCCGACGATCCAGTAGATGACGATGCCGTCGGTGTAGGCGGTGAAGTTCGCCGTGAAGGTCAGCACATAGGCATTGACCACACCTGTATCGACACCGCCATAGAGCGTAATCAGCTGGGAGCTTCGAACATTGTCGAGCGACCAGATTGGATTTGTCGGCGGGTCGGTATCGTTCGCGGGCGCGAGCACGAACTTGTAGCCCTTGTTGGGCTCGATGAAAACATCCGCCTCGCCCCTGAAATCGAGCTTGATCGGATTGGCGTTCAGCGATGACCCGGCCGCATCCGAATAGGTCGCGGTCTTGGTCGAGGTGCCCGCAAGGTAACTGAAGAGCAAGCCGCCATTTAACGGAATGCCGGCGTTGTCGAAGAATTTCTGTTTGAAAACAGGGGAGAGTGTGACGGTGGGCATCAGACGACCCATCCGCGTAAGCTATCGCCCATGTGGGGACGCTGGCTCGTCATCATCGCCGCGATCATCGTCAGCGTGCTCACGCTGGGCGCCTGGGGATTTCTGTTCGTGGTGGTGCTGGGCGTCGACATCTGGCGCAGCACAAGAAGGTGACTCATGGCGGGACCTCATCACCTTCGCGGAGAATGCCGGCACCCGGCGAAATAGCCTCCTTCAAAAGCTTCCGCTCCGAGCGCTGCCGCAGCTTGTTGCGGACGAGCGTTCCGACCGGAAGTCCGCCTGCTTTTACATTCGCAACGCCCTCCAGAACGTTTGCCGCGTGTTCCCGGGCGGCCGCTACGAAGGTGTTGCTGTTGTTCACGAACGCGCCACGGGGCTGTGCCTGCGTGTAACGAGCCACGTTGCCGAGTGCCTGCGCCTGCTCTGCGGTTTCCTTGCCGAGCAGGAAGTCGAGTTTCGGTGTGAGCTCCGACAACGCGCGGTTGTATCCAGCTTGCGAGAAATTGCCCTCGTTGGTGTAGAGGTTCACTCCCGACTTCGACTTCGCGTAGTTGAGCGCACCGGCTGCGATCGTCTCTCCCGCGACCGGATCGGCCGAGAGGTTTTCGCGCATGGTCTTGATGTTCGCGGCCTTTCCCTTCACTACGTATTTGCTGATGAAGTCATCCGCGAGGGGTGAGAGTTCGCCGGCCGCCGCATCATCATCGACTGCAGCCCGATAGGCCGGATCGGCGCGCAGCTTGTCGAAGCGGGCCTTCGCGGCAGTTCGCGCGGCATCCGCAAGTGGTTTGATCTTCGCTGCCTCGCCTTCCATCGGAAGCGACTCAAGCGACTCGCGCACGATGTTGATGGCTGAAGCTGCGTTACCATCGCCGCTGCGTTCGGCCTTGCGAGCTTCGGCTGCGAGATTCGTGCGCAGGTTCTCGAAGTTCTCGAAGGACATCGGGCCGCCATCGCGAAGGTCCGCGAGGTCTCCCGCGACTTGCGTCGGCACGTAGCGCCCTTTCATCTTCTTCGCGAGTGCGGCATCCGCCGCCTGTACGAACGACTTTCCATCGACGGGGAACTGGCCGCCATTCGCATCCTCAAGCGCCTTGTATTTGGCGCTGATCTCTGCGCGGATCGGCTCATCGGCCGCCTTGTAGGCGTCTATCAGGTACTGGCCGTTCTGGATGTGATCCTGGCCGACTACATTCGGCGCGGCGCTCCGGCGAATCTCATCAAGGTTGTCGATGAGATTCTGGTTCTGCTCATTGAAGAAGTGCGCATATTCTGGATTTTTAGCTCGCGCATTCTGTTCGATTGAGATTTGCACCGGGCCCTGTGCTGCCTGCCCCTTCGACAGGCGCATTTTGATCGGCAACGAATCCGCTTCGATATGACGAGCCGCCACATCACGGTCGAGCCTCCCCTCGCGCACAGCCTGCTCGACGACCGATCGAATCTCGGGACTTGCGGCAGCGATGTCAGGCGAAGCCGCGGCGGCGCTCAGCGTGCCCTTGCCGAAGGAGCTGATCGGCTCATGGGGCGCAACGCCGGGCGACATTTCCGGAGCGGCCCGCGTTGCGGCCGCGCCTTTCAAAAACGGCAAGACGGTTGCGATGGCTTCCGCGGCCTGAGGCACGCGCTCGCGAACGGTCTGAGCAAGCGGTCCAGTGCCTATAGTTTTGTCGAGCCCGGTGCTCACAGCCTCATGAAGCTTCACTTGCTCCGGGTCGAGCTGCTCAAGCGAGCTACCTGTCTGGAAAGGAGCCGACCATCGTTCGGCATGGCTCCCTGCGCCCGGTCCTGTCCCCGTGAGCACATCCGCAATGGTTCCGGCGCCATGGACAACGCCACCGACAACGCTTTTCCCCATGGTCTCGAAGAGTTCGCCGGTTCCGATATTGCGCGGCTTGTAGCCCGTCACCGGATCGGCTGGCTTCGAGTCCTTCTCGGGCAGCGTTGCAGGGTCGAAGGTGCCCGCAAAGAAGTCGCTCCTGTCCGGAGCCTTCGTCGCCTTTCCCGCACCTGATGCGAAGAAATCCCCGCGCGGGTCATCGCTCATTGCAGCAACTGCCCGGCGGCGAGCTTCTTCAGGTTGTCACTCTTCTCTTTGAGTTCGGCCATCCCACGGGAGCCAACCTCATCCTTGATCGCGGCCAATTCCTTCTTGTCGCCGCGGCGGATCGCGTTCTCGGCACGGAACACGTTCGGGTCGAAGTTGTCCGCCCACTGCGCGCGAAAATCGTTGTAGCGCGTCAGGTCCTGATTCGGCCCGGTGCCCACAACCTTGTCGAGCCCCTGTCGATACTGATGCGAACCCTCGACCAGCGCGTCGGTGAGCTTCACCTTCGTCTGCAAGGCTTCTGGAGCGTAGTCGGTCGTGCCCGAAAGCCCCGCGGCGGTCTGAAGCCCGGCGTTCGTATCCGGCAAGCCCATCTGCTTCGCGCTCATCGCAGCCTGTCGATCGAGCATCGCACTGATGGTCTGGTAGTCGGCGATCTGGTTACCGCCAGCAACTCCCGTGACGCGGCCCAACGCGTTGTGCCATGCGGATGTGCCGGGACCCGTCGATGTGCTCTCCGAGAGCTTCAGAATCGTGTCGTTGACATGACGATTCGCGCCATAGTCGGTATCGGCTTTGCGCGTGGTCTCCACATCGCGCTGGATGTCAGCCTGTCCCGGAACCGGCTGCGTGAATTTCGGACCCGGCTGATTTGGCGGCGCGCCCGGTGAAGCACTGCCCGCGCCTACCGGTGTCATCCGATTCGTGCGCGGGTCGAGCGTGAACTGGCGCCCATTGGCATCCGTGAAAACGCCCGGGCCCACACTCAGCGGAATGTCCCCAGTGTTATCCGCCGCCGCGAGCGGGTTCACATTCTTCAGCACCGCGCCCGTATTCACGTCGCTGCGCTGCTGGGTTGCAACCTGCTGGCTCGCTGACTGCGCCTGCATCTGGATCGCCCGAAGGCCAGCCGCGAGCTGATGAGGCGGTGCCTTCTGCACACCGGGCGCGTAGGCGGAGATCACCGGCAGCACATCCTTTCCGTAGAGCGTGCCGTATTGCGTGAACGCGTCGTTGACCTTCTGCTTGCCCTTGTCACTCCCCTCGACCACGTCCTTATCTGAGAGCAGCGGGCCGAGCATGTCCGAGAGCGCGTTGCGCTGTTCGGACTTCAGGCCCACAAGCTTTTGCTTCGCCTCGAGCTGCTGCTGCTTGGCAACCGCCGCATGCGAAAGCACATCCAGATACTGATCGCCGGCCGCTGCCCGCAAGGCGGGGTCGGTTGTGAGGCTGTTGAGGTCGACCGTGCCGTCTTCGCCGATGTGCTTGCCGAAGTCGTAGGTGGCAAGTGCGGAGCGTTGGCGCTGAGTCTGCTGAAGTCCCGCGACTTCCGCCTGCTGACCCTTGATCGTGAGCAGGCTCGACAGCTTCGTCAGCATGTCGGGCGATTGAACCCCGAGCCCGACTCCAGTGTAGGCTTCGGCCATCAGGGGAACCCAACTGTGTTCGGGCTTCCGCCACCTACGGCAGGCTGCTTATTGTTGAACTGATTCCACAGCCAGGCGTTCGTCACGCCGTTGTTGATGGAGTTCGCGCCACCCACGATGCCGGAGCCCGCTGCTGTTCCCGCATTCGCAGTGTTCGCGCCCGCGTTGCCCGCAAGGGTTGCGCCGATGGAGCCGGTTTGCGCGGCAGAGCCCTGTCCGAGTTGAGCGATCCCGAGCAGGCGCTGGAAGATATTCCCTTGCTGGGTCTGATAGCGGTTGAAGGCATTGTTGTACTCGGTACTCGCCGCATCCTGGTTGTAGCCGAGCAGGTCTTTCAGAGCCGCTCCGCTCAGCGCGCCACTACCAGCCGCCGCGCTGTTCTGCAGGGCTTGCGATCCCTGCTGCAGTCGGAACGCGTAGCCCGGGTCTTCGTACTTGTAGAACTGCTCGACATCGAAGGGCGTGGCAAGAGAGCCGTAGGCCGGGTCGTTTGGATCGCCGAAGGTGTTGGACGCAGAATTGTCGACAGCCGCAGGAGCCGATGCGGACGCACCGGAAGATCTGGAACCCAGCGCGCTGCCAAGGATGTAGCCTCCGGGATTTGCGATCGGGTTTTTCTTGCTGAGTGGATTCAGCACATCCTTCAGAAAGCCCATTTACGGACCCATCCGCTGCAACATCTGTTGCGCCTGAGTGTCCCCGTGCGCTGCGCGGATCATCAGGATTCGAGAAAGCGGTAGATTCCCCATGCCTGCCTCAGGGATATTCCACTGATGAGGCACCGGCTGTGCTGCTGGCCCCTGTTGTGCGGGCCCTACCTGCATGATTGGCCGCACTCCACCGCCCGGCGTTGGCGCATAGCCCGGGTTCGCAGGAGGCATCAGGAGCGGCGTCGACATCCGCGCGGCATTGGGATTCGGGTTGATCCCGAGCAGCGTGTTGAGCTTGCTCGTGGCTCCATAGCCTGCTTGCGTGTACGGCAGCAGATCCGCACGTGTGCGCGCGTTCTGATCCAGATTGATATTGGCAGCATTCTTCGAGGCGCTGGCCTGTTTGTTCGCGCCATAGACGGATGCGCCGGCACCAAGCACCGCCGCACCCACGCCAACCCATAACATCGTCATGTCAGTTGCTCCAGAGGATTGGGAGGCACCGGCTCGGTTAACATGGCTTCGAGCTTTTCCACGTCGGTTTCTGTCGTGACGTGCACGGTTTGCCAGATCATGTCTTCCGTGATGTAAAGAACCTTCTGCACGCCGGCCTTGGACACGAAGGTCATGGGCGCGCGCAGTTCTTCTCGCGTGCCATCGTCGTGCACGATGTAACAGGCACCCTGAAGCAGGATGTTCAGGTGCTCGGTCGTGTGGATATGCCCGACGATGATCGTCTCGGCAGGCATGAAGATCTCGCGCACATACACACCCGGCGCAAAGTGATGCTTCAGTGGGCATTCTGTCTGCGGGTACTTCGCAAGCTCGTGCCCAATGCAGGCGACCTGCTGCGCATGCGTCATCTCAGGTGCTTCCGCAATGAACGAGTCTCCGAACTCGATATCGAGCGGAGCCCCGTTCGCATCCCAACTGGCTAACTGGTTCATGTCGGCACGAAGGTCGCAGTGGGGAGCACGGCATACGTGATGCGCAGGCTGTCTCGTGCATTGAGCGCGAACATCCCCGCGGTCTGGCCAGTGCTGTAGAACGTCGTTCCGTTCCGAGAAAAATCGATGGCGGAGACAGTCCCGCCGCTCACGATCAGCGAGCCCTTCACCCCGGCAACGTAGGTGTAAGGTGAGGCCCCGATCGTGAGGGCGGTTTCATTTCCCGGCGGGAGTCCAGTGAAGAGGTTCGCCCAGAAGAGGAACCAGTCCTTGCTGGTCACGCTCTTTAGTGCCAGCGGCACATTGAAGTTCGGCAGTGAATTGAATTGCTGAGACATCAGGCCGCCTCAGCTACAGTAGGCGATGCGTAGAGGGTTGCACCGACAACATCGCGCTTCACCGGATCGGAAATGCTGACTTCATAGACCCGATCGCGTGCCTGGCCGAGCCTGCGCCACATGGCGCGGTTCTTATACCGACCTGCGGCCCCGATGGTGGTCGTGCGGATCGTGCCGAAGGTGGTGCCACCGTCGTCTGAGAACCGCATCATCGCCTGAGGGTTCACGCCCTGGCCGGTCTGCAAACCCACGCCCGGCGAAAATTCCACCTGTATGGAATTGTGGAAGATGCGCTCGCGATTCTCCTTGCTCCACAGATGCGGGCAGCGACGCAGCGCAATCAGCGGAGTTGCAAGTTCCGGGTTCGTGCCGCCATCGACATAGAACGCCCGGCTCATCTGATAGCCCAGCTGCTGCTGAAAGTCCCCCACCATCCGGATGTTCTGGTAATTGCAGAAGCAGTTGGACTTGTGACGATGGAAGGTTCCTGTCGCCGGATCGAACGAAGCCCGCTCGTGCCACATGCCCGAGGACACGTCATAGACCCACGTCTTATCCGCGGTGGGGAAGGTCAGCACATAGAAGAGGTGCCCTTCCTCTTCGTATGTATAGCCAATGGCATCCGAGACCAGCGGGTATTGGGAAATCTGATGTTCGATCGCGCGGCTTGAAATGTCCTTGTAGCTGTACTGATCGGTCTGAATAACGACATTCTGGCCACGCTCGCTCGAGCCGAGCCACACGAGCGAAGAACCGAGGCGCGCGATGGAATGTTTGGCGCTACAGCCAATCTGTGGCGCAACTCCGGGGATGCGCGAGAAGGCGAAGTTTGTGCCGCCCGCGTCATACCAAACCTCAGAGGTGCGCTCGCCGATGATCCACCACTCGCGGTTGTTCGCCTTGTGCGTGACGATGTTGTCGCTGCTGGAGTCCTTCTGCGCAAAGAAGGCGCCCGGGAAGAGCAACGAGTACGGCGTGGGGCCGGTGGTGTAGAGCTTCTGCGTCCCTGGCTGAGTAAACAGGAACCAGCCATCAATGAAGTCCACCTTATCGGCACCGAGGAAACCAGCGGCCACGATCTGCGTCAGCGTCGAGGCGTTGATGTCGTAGTAGTAGCCGTAAGGCCCGTCCACGATGCAGGCCGTAGGCGTGACGCTTGCAAAGCCATTGTCGGCGATGCTCACCGGGCCACTGTTAGTCAGAAGATTGCCGATGAAGAACTTCGCGAACTGCGCAATGCTCGTCTGCGTTGCAGGAACCGTCATGCGCGTGAGAATCACGGTCGTGCCGACCACCCATAGGGCATCGACGCCGCCGGGCAGCACCCAGCAGCCGCGCACGCCACCAGTATTCGGGATCGCGATGCCGCTCGTCGTGATACTGAAATCGAACGTGACATTGAGGCCCGGCGCGCCGAGCAGTGCCGTGGGCGTCTTGCTCTTCTCGTCCTGGCTCACCTCGACGAACCAGTTCACTGCCTTCTGCGAATCCTGATACGGGTCTGGCGCGTCGTACGCCTGGCCCACAAAGCCGATGTCACCCCCGTCGCTCATCGGAAGCCACCGCTCAGAATCCATCCGGCATCCGTACGCGGACCCCCGAGCAGGATCGCGTCGTAGTTGCTGACGGGCGTTGGCATGATGTTGAGCGACTTCACGGCCGTCTGCGCAGCCTTCCAGTTCGCTTCCATCGTTTGGGTCCACGCCTTGCCATATTCAGGCGCCAGTTCCTTCGCGAGCGCCCACTTGATCCAGCGCACATACCCTTGCGGCAGGGACACCGCCTGCGTGAGCGTGTCGAAGCGCGTGAGGATGTTGTCCGTGAACAGATGCAGCGAGCCTGCGCCGGATGGATTCTGATAGAAGTAGAGGTTCCCCAGCGGATAGGTCGGGTTGTACCAGGCCGCAATGGGCCACGGTGCGCTGATCGCCTTGTAGCCAATCTGGATGTATTGCTGCTGGTCGACGATCTTTATCGGATAGTCGAGGCCGCTCGTTCCCGGCGTATTGATGCGCGTAAAAGAGTTCGTCACGCGCAAGGGTCGCGGGATCTTGAAGTCCCCCGGAATCGTGTAGGAGATCTGCTGCAGGCCCGGAGTGAGCGTTGCGGCCTGTGACATCACGGCCGTACCGGCGCCTGCATTCACCGAGATAATCGTGGTGCCGGCCGGGATGCCTGCCCCGGTG